TGAAAAATACGCAGGGGCATATGTCAAAGAACCAATTCCTGGGATTTATGATTGGGTTGTCAGTTTTGACCTCAACTCTCTGTATCCTCATCTTATTATGCAATATAATATCTCTCCAGAAACACTTCTAGATGAGAGGCATCCTCAAGCAACTGTGGATAGAATTCTCCAGGAGCAAATCAACTTTGAACTCTATAAGGATTATGCGGTTTGTGCCAATGGTGCAATGTATCGTAAGGACGTGAAGGGATTCCTCCCTGAGTTGATGGAGAAGATGTATGGAGACCGAGTGATCTTCAAAAAGAAGATGATTGAGGCAAAGAAAGCATATGAGAAAACTCCCACCAGAGATTTGGAAAAGGAGATTGCTCGTTGTAATAATATTCAGATGGCAAAGAAAATTTCTTTGAACTCTGCTTATGGTGCCATTGGAAACCAATATTTTAGATACTATAAATTGGCAAATGCTGAGGCAATTACTTTGTCTGGGCAAGTATCAATCCGTTGGATTGAAGGCAAAATGAATAAGTATCTAAATAAGGTGTTGAAAACTGATGATGTTGATTATGTTATTGCTTCAGATACTGATTCTATCTATCTTAATATGGGTCCTTTGGTGCAATGTGTATACAAAGGACGAGAGGAGACTCGTGAGAAAATTGTCGATTTCCTTGATAAGATCTGTAAAATGGAACTTGAGCCTTATATTGAAAGTTCTTACCAAGAATTGGCTGACTATGTGAATGCATACGAGCAGAAGATGCAGATGAAACGGGAAAATATTGCTGACCGTGGAATCTGGACTGCCAAGAAACGATACATTCTTAATGTTTGGGATAGTGAAGGTGTTCGATATGAACAACCAAAACTAAAGATTATGGGACTGGAAGCAGTTAAGTCTTCTACTCCTGCCCCTTGTCGTCAGATGATTAAGGATGCCCTTAAACTCATTATGACTAAGACTGAAGATGATATGATTGATTATATTGAACAGTCCCGCAAAGAGTTTACTAATCTTTCGGTGGAGCAAATCTCATTCCCTAGAACTGTGTCTGATGTTGTTAAACATAAAGCACACGCAACCATTTATGGAAAAGGAACTCCAATCCACGTTCGAGGTGCTCTTCTGTATAATCATTTTATCAAGGAAAAGAAACTTGATAAAAAGTATGCAGCAATTCAGAATGGTGAAAAAATTAAATTTTGTTATTTAAAACTTCCCAATCCAATTCGAGAGAATGTTATTTCTTATATTCAGGAGTTTCCTAAGGAATTGGGATTGGACAAATACATTGACTATGAACTACAATTCAATAAAGCATTCTTGGAACCGATGAGGGTCATCCTTGATGCAATTGGTTGGAAAGTTGAAAAAACAATTACTCTAGAATCATTTTTTTCCTAATGGATTTGCCGATTAACGACGAAGAACTGAATACAATTGTAAGTGCTATGCATCTAGGTGGAGATACTGCACTATATCAAAAACTTAAACTTGTAAAAGAACTTAGGGAGCAAGGTCTTCCATACAAAAAAATCTTACGTGAAGAATATGGGATGGTAGCATGATACCCAAAATCATACATCAAATCGGACCAAAAGATAAAAATCTTTGGCATCCTATATGGAAAATGGGACATAACTCATGGAAAAAACATTTTAAAGAACCAGAGTTTAAACACATTTTATGGGAAGATGGGGATGAAATTGACAATTTAGTAAAAACTAAATTTTCTGATTATTGGGAGTATTATCAGCAACTTCCAATGCATATGCTTAAAATTGATTTTGCTAGACTGTGTATATTATACACTTATGGTGGAATTTTTTCTGATCTTGATTTTTATTGTTATTCTAATTTTTATTCTGAATTAGTTGATGATTTATATCTTTTGGAATCTTTTGATGAAGAACATACCGAAGTGGAAAATCCATTAATTGCTAGTATTCCAAATAATGAATTTTTCTTAAATTGTTTAAAGAGATCCAAAATTAATTATGAAAAACTTGAAGAGACTAAATTTTTTACTATTGAGGATCCTTTATATGAACATGCTATATGTGGTCCATGGTTAATTGATTTAGTTTACAAAGAGTATGATGGAAATGTTAGTAAATTTCCTAGAAATACATATAATCCGTTTTTTGATGTTTATAATGAAGAAGTAAAGACGAAGCATTTTGGAACTGGTATGTGGGGAATTACTACAATTGAAGATATCCTAGAAAGATATAAAATAGATAATTGTAATACTAAAACTTTCCTAAATCATTATCAAAAATTTAGGATAGATAAATTTCCAGAATTAAAAGAATATTTAAATAAATTGGAGTGATGTATGGATTTTCTTAAAGACATTGTAAAAGAAATTGGTGGTGAGTATACGCAACTTGCTGCTGACATTGACGAAACAGAGACTTATGTTGACACGGGTTCATTCATTTTTAATGCATTGGTTTCAGGTAGTGTACTTGGTGGTGTATCTGGGAATAAGATTACTGCTATTGCTGGAGAGTCTAGTACTGGAAAAACTTTTTTCTCTCTCGCAGTGGTTAAGAACTTCCTTGATAATAATCCCGATGGTTATTGCCTCTATTTTGATACTGAAGCTGCTATAACAAAATCTCTTCTTGAAAGTAGAGGTCTTGATACTAACCGAGTAGTTGTTGTAAATGTGGTTACCATTGAAGAGTTTCGTTCCAAGGCACTTAAGGCAGTAGATTTATATCTTAAGAAAAAGGAAGGTGAACGTAAACCTTGTATGTTTGTTCTCGACTCTTTGGGGATGCTTTCAACTGAAAAAGAAATTGAAGATGCCCTCGCAGAAAAACAAGTTCGTGATATGACTAAATCTCAACTTGTCAAAGGTGCCTTTAGGATGCTAACCTTGAAGTTGGGGCAAGCAAAAATTCCAATGATTGTTACCAACCATACTTATGATGTTGTTGGTTCTTATGTTCCAACTAAAGAAATGAGTGGTGGTTCTGGTCTTAAGTACGCAGCATCTACCATCATCTATCTTTCTAAGAAAAAAGAAAAAGATGGCACAGAGGTAGTTGGTAATATTATTAAAGCAACTACTCACAAGTCTCGTCTGAGTAAGGAGAATAAAACAGTTGAGGTTCGTCTTTATTATGATGAACGTGGATTGGACAAATACTATGGTCTTCTAGACCTTGCCGAAAAGCATGGTATTTTTCCTAAGTCTGGTACACGATATCAAATGCCAGATGGGACTTCCCAATACGGCAAAACGATTATGGAAAACCCAGAAAAGTATTTTACTGGGGATGTAATGCAAGCATTGGATGAAGCAGCACAAAAAGAATTCTCATACGGAGGGTAATGGAAAAAGTCGAAACTACTATTCTTAGGAATCTTCTTTTCAATAATGACTATTGCAGAAAGGTTCTTCCTTTTATTAAAAATGAATATTTCGAGAATCTCCATGAGAAGGTAGTTTTTGAAGAGATTTGCAAGTTTATCGTTGCTTATGAAAAACTTGCAACAAAGGAAGTTCTCCTCATTGAAACTGAAAAAAGAACCGATATTACGGAAGATACATACAAAACTATTTGTGAGTATGTATCTAGGTTAGATAACAATGATGTTGATTATAAGTGGTTGGTAGATACTACTGAAAAGTGGTGTAGAGACCGTGCTATATATCTTGCACTTATGGAATCTATTAAGATTGCAGACGGTCAAGATGATAAGAAGAATCGAGATGCAATTCCAAGTATTCTATCGGATGCTCTAGCAGTTTCCTTCGACAATAACATTGGACACGATTACTTTAAGGATTCCGAAAAACGATACGACTTTTACCATCAACGTGAGGACAAGATTCCTTTCGACTTGGAGTTCTTCAACAAAATCACAAAGGGTGGACTTCCTAATAAAACTCTCAACATTGCTCTTGCAGGCACTGGTGTTGGCAAGTCTCTATTCATGTGCCATGTTGCTGCTTCTGTTTTACTTCAAGGTAAGAATGTCCTTTATATTACTTTGGAGATGGCTGAAGAGAGGATTGCGGAACGTATTGACTCAAATCTTCTGAATGTTAAAATTCAAGATATTGAATCATTGCCTAAAATGATGTTTGAATCTAAAGTTAATAGTATTAATAAAAAGACTCAAGGGCAACTTATCATCAAAGAATATCCAACTGCATCAGCACACGCAGGGCATTTTCGAGCACTACTCAATGAACTTTCTCTCAAGAAATCATTTAAACCTGATATTATCTTTATTGATTATTTGAATATCTGTGCTTCTTCACGTTATAAGGGGAATAGCAATATTAACTCTTATACATTCGTGAAAGCAATTGCTGAAGAACTTCGTGGATTAGCAGTTGAAACTAATGTTCCTATTGTTTCCGCTACTCAAACTACTCGTAGTGGTTATGGAAACTCTGATGTTGAACTTACTGACACATCCGAATCCTTTGGTCTTCCTGCTACTGCTGACCTTATGTTTGCTCTTATTTCTACTGAAGAGTTAGAGCAACTTGGTCAGATTATGGTTAAGCAATTGAAGAACCGATACAATGACCCAACAATGAATAAGAGATTTGTTCTCGGAATTGATAGGGCAAAGATGAGACTCTTTGATGTAGAGCAAAGTGCTCAAAAAGACATACTTGACTCTGGACAAGATGAGGAGTATAGTTATGATGAAGAAAAAACAAGTAAATTCTCTGGATTTAAATTTTAGTGGGAGGAGGAAATAATAGTGAAAATTGAAGAGATGGACGAAAAATTTATTAAATTTTCGGAAGTCAATAATACAAAACCAGAAATCAATGAACATGTATTGAGTACTGGGGAAAAATCTTATTCTTTAGTAATTAAAGATTTTTTAAAATATCCTGATGAATTTTCAAGTTTATTGGCATCATTTCCACACTTTAAAAATGAAAAAGAATTCACAGGAAGACCTGGCAAATCATTTTTATTTAATCCATCAAATTTCCCAAAATTAACATTTTTCATTAGAAAATCTTTATTTGAACATTTTAAAATAAATCTTGAGTGTATTAGTTTATATACTAATTGCTTTTCTGGGATTATGGATACTCATCGGATTCCTCCTCATACCGATATGGATGAACCATATAATTTACCTATTGGACCACATTTAGTTTCTAACTTAGGATTAACAAAAAACTTTAAAGGTGGTACTTCTTTTTGGACATTTATGAAAAAAAGAGGTATCATTGATATGAATATTGAAGAAATTAATCAATATTATTTTCAAATGAATGAAATTAATCATTCTGACAATAGAATTAATCAGTGGGAAAATACAGATGATGATGGTGAGTGGAAACTTGAATATTATGTTTCTTGGGGATATAATGACTTAGTTGTTTATTCACCAACTCTATTTCATCAACCATATTTTAAAAAAGATTGGTTTTTAGATGATGATAGATTTTCATTGGCATCTTTTTATACTATAAAAACTGAGGATATTGATAAAATGCCTCCAGAACTCAGAGCAGATGCATATGATATCTGGAAAAAATTTGAAATTTGCAAACTAGTAAATTATTATTTTTAAATTAAAATGACACAAAAAACTGATTTTGATAAATACCAACAATTCGTGGATGCAGTGACTTCTGATGCTTCCAGAGAATTTGTTTCATTGGCTGACCGAATGGTTGAATTGGATGAAAAGGGTGCAAACATTGAACGTCTTCTGACTGCTGGTGTTGGAATCAATGCCGAAGGTGGTGAGTTCCTTGAGATTATTAAGAAGATGATCTTCCAAGGCAAACCCTTTAACGCAGATAACAAAGAACATATGATTATTGAACTGGGAGACCTGATGTGGTATGTTGCTCAAGCCTGTATGGCACTTGAAGTTTCTTTTGATGAGGTGATTGCTCGCAATGTGAAGAAACTAGAAAAACGTTATCCTGGTGGTGCATTTGATGTTTACTATTCCGAAAATCGTGAGGAGGGAGATCTGTGAGTAAAGTAAAATTGGAATTGGATGTCCGTTCTGCTGCAGCAGTTCGACAAGTTTTGTTTGAGTCTCAAAAAGGATATACGAATAATATTAATACAGTACCTCCTCGTATTTTTGATATTCGTGAAGTGATTGCTGATCTTGATGATGCAATCAGTCAAGTGATGGAAAAGAAATAATATTAATCCCTCTTTCTAAATAAAGAAAAGGGGGATTTTTTAATGGCAACCGGTCAACAAATTGGAGAATATTTTGAAAATTCTTTTGCATTTTACTTATCTAAATTGTATGGAGTTTCTAGTCAAATAAATTTACAAAATGAATCTCAGAGATTAGGACTTACACCTCAGGAAAAAACTTCAAAAGATACGGAAGCAAGTGATACTGCAAAAAAAGTAAAAGTGAAACTTTCCACTTACTATGGAACTGATTCTCCCAGTAAAATAGACTTAATTGGTGCAAATCCCAAAAGACGTAATTTTTTTAGTGGATTATATAATGAATTTGATGATGGAAATCCATCTGATATTTTATTGGAATATTCCGGAAAAACTTTTCCTGAGGAAAAATACTTCGGAATATCTTTAAAATCCACAAGCAGAGGAAAAGCAACAGTCAAGGCAAACCTTGGGGTAGAAGATATTTTAAAATTATTTGGAAAAAATGGAACCACCCCAAATTGGGCATCAACTTTATTGTATAAAGAATTGGCTGAAAGTATTGTAAAAGCAAGGAAAACAGATGTTGAAACGAATTTTTCTAATTATGGATTATCTTCAAAACCAACAAATCATTTTTCATCTGGATCAAATTCAAAATGGTTTAACAAAAATTTTGTAAGAACTTTAAAGAAAGGAAAAAACTTATTTGAAAGTGATGCAAAGCAAATAAAGGAAAATTATATTAATTATTTTGTACAAGAACTGAATAAAGTATCTCAAGATAAATTGAAAAGATTTATAATTGAAACTGCGTTAAAGGAAGTTTCTCTTCCTCTTTATATTGTTGCAAAGAGCACGGGAGGATTATTTGCTTCATACAGCACAGATAAAATATTGGATATTATTTCTTCTACTATTGTTATTAATACTAGAAAAACACCTACAGGTGAAACTAGAATACAATTAAAAAAAATTGGAAATCCAAATAGTATAATAGAGATAAGAATAAAATTTTCATCTGGTCAGGATATGACTAGTTCAATAAAAGTTGAGATTACATGAATGAATAAATATTTAAAAACTAAGTAATAATGAAGACTTTTGCCAGATTTTTTAACGAAGCAGTAGAAACCCAAGCATCTACCGAGGCAAAGAACCGTGGACTTGTTGGAAATGGTCACGGAGACTGGTACGATAAGCAGGGAAATTTTGTTGCAAAAACGGTTAAGGGTAAGTTAAAGTTTTTTGGACAAGGTGATACAGTATCTCAGGATGGTATTCCTGGTGAAGAAGCAAAGAAATCAACAAAGTCCCAACAAACAGATTCTTCCCCAGAGCAAGAAGAACAACCACAAGTTAATGGAGTTACAATTGTTGTTGGTAGATTTAATCCACCTTCTAAAAACCATGAGGCATTACTTAGAGTTGGTATGTCTCAAGCAAAGAGACGTGGATACGAGTATAGAATTTACCCAAGCAGAATTCAAGATTACACAACAAATCCTTTGAATCCATCTACAAAGATTGGATATATGCAGGCTTTGTTTCCTGATTATGCAGAATATATTGTTGATGATGAAGAAGCAAAAACAATTTTTGATATTCTCGCCTCTGTTTATGGTAATGGATATACTGATGTTGTAGTAGTTGTAGGTCAAGATAGACTTGGGGAATTCCAGAGTTTGGTTCATAAAGGTGAGGGGCAAAATTATCAGTTTAATAGTATTGAGGTGGTTCCCTCTGGGGTGAAAGACCCAGATAGTGAAATAGAGACCCCTGGTTCTTCTGCTTTAATGAGAGCAGCAGCAGCAGTAGACGACTTTGATAAATTTATAATGGGACTTCCTTCAACGGCAAACCAAGATGATGCTGCAGCATTATTTGATGAAGTAAAAAAATCATTGCAAGTTACAGAAGATACTGAGGTTTGGAAAATTGAACCAATGCTGGACTATGATGCTCTAAGATGGAATTATAAAAATGGGGGATTATATGAAGTTGATACTATGGTTGAAAATTTAAATACTGGACTTGTTGGAAAAATTATTCGTAGGGGTGCAAATTATTTAATTTGTGTTACTGAGTCTGGATTTATGTTTAAGAGTTGGTTAAAGGATGTTAGAGAAGTATTTGAAATAGGAACAACAGAATATTTTCAACATGCACAAGAAATGACACCAGGGCAACCAAAGGTATCATTTACTGATATTATAGTTAAAAGAACTATACCACAATTTAAACCAAAAATACTAAATACTAATAGAAAAAGATTGTCTACGGTAAAATGACCTATTGGGAAAAGTATATCTCTGAAGAAATGACTGCTGCTCAAAAAAAGAAAGCAGCAGAGCAGGTTATGTCTGATTTAACTGGAAAAAAGAAAAAAAATAAAAAAGGGAAAGGGAAAGATAAAAAAAGCTCAGAATATACAGAGTATCTAAAAAAACAATTAGAATACAAGAAACAAAAATATGAAGACCAAAAAAGAAGGCAGATTGAAAAATTAAAGGAAAAATCGGATAAGGATACAAAATCAAAAGTCAGGAGTGCTTTATCTTCTGCAAAATACAGTACCATCAGTTATAAAGACCAAGATCCAACTGCATACAGTAAAGCAATAGGAAATGTTGGAAGTGCAGTTGGAGCACTTGCTAAAGCTGGAGTTGAGGCACTTAAATCTAGAAGAGAAAAGAAGAAAGCAGAAAAACGAGCAGCAGAAGCAAAATCAAAACAACCAGAAAAGAAAGAACCAGGAAAACCAGGAAGACCAAAAGCATCCGGAGGAGATATTCAGCAGGTTTCCGTGAGAGATGTTAGTAATAAAAAGTCAACTAGTGGACTAACTGGAACCCCAGAAAGAAAGAAATTAGTTCCATCTACAAAGAGACTTCCTGCAGCATCTAAAAGGATTGCACCTTCAGGCGGCACTCCATATCAGGCAGCACCTTCTCCCCAAAGACAAACTGGAATGTCTTTGGGGCAAAGAGCAAGAAGAAATCCAGCACTAAAATCGGCATTAATTAAAACTAGAATGGAAAACTATTCAGATTGGAGAGAAGAATTCCTTTTCGAAGTAGATGAAAAGGCAAATAAAGTTGAGAAAGAAAAAATTATTGATGTCATGAAGGGTAAAAATAAAATTGAAATGAATCCTACTGTTAATGAAGACCATAAGGAAATCGCAAGTGGAAAAAAGAAAGATGATGAGGGATATATGGCAAATGTGGAGTTGGACCAAATGGAGAGAGCAATCAAAGCACTCCGTAAAAAATTAAAGAAATCTGATACCCAACTCCCTGCTTGGGTGCAGTCAAAAATAACAAGAGCAGCAGATTACGTTGATACTGCTTCTGAGTATCTTCAAAGTGAAGAAGGACTTTCTGAAGAGAAAGAAGAAAAGAGATACTGCAAACTTTGCAGAAGAGAAGAGGCAAAGGGGGAGTGTTCCTACGGTCCTTCTATGTGGGAAAAATATACAATCAGTGAAATGGCACCATTAGTTGCTGCACTTGGTAGAGTTGCTTTAGGTGCAGGTGCAAGAACTGCAGCAACAACTGGAACCAGAGCAGCAGTTACTTCTGCAGTGAAAGATATTGCAAAAGAAAAACTAAAAGCAGGAATTCAAAATTCACTTAGTCGTGCGGGACAAAAAGTTCAATCTAGTCCTGATTCAATTAGTCCAGAAGATAGTGGAGCAAGTGTTTATAGAAAGGCATTATCAAATATTGTTGGTGAGGAAGTGGATAAAAAAAAAACTTTAATATTATTGATGCTTAAAGCACTTGAGGATAAAAAGAGAAGGAAGAATTCTCAACTAATTAATGGTATTATTGGGGAAGATTGTGAATTAGATGAATCAGTTGATAAAGATAAAATGAAGTGCAATAAACCAAAAGCACAAGCACATGGTTCTGGAGAGAGTGGAAAGTCTCATATTGTAAAGGCATGTGAAGGTGGGGAAGAAAAGATTATTCGTTTTGGACAACTTGGAGTTAAAGGTTCTCCAAAAAAAGAAGGGGAGTCTGAAGAATATGCAAGTCGTCGCAATAGATTTAAGACTAGACATGCAAAAAATATTGCAAAGGGAAAAATGAGTGCTGCCTATTGGGCAGACAAAGTTAAATGGTGATTGAGGGGTACTTTCGGATAAATAATTTTGGTCTAACTTACGGAGGTCATTATGGACGCAATTGTCGCAATCGTAAAACCAATTCTTATTAGAATTGCAACTCACCCATCAGTTAAAAATCTTGTTATTGAACTTCTTGAAAAATATGTAAAAACCACAGACAATAGCATTGATAATGTTATTCTTGCTACTGTTAAGGAACTTCTATTTAAACCAGAAGTTTGATTTTCCAAGTTTATGACTTGGATCTAATTTTGTTAAAATTTTTGGGGTAAAGTGTTGCTTTACCCCCTTTTATAAATAAGTTTAGGAAAAATTTTTTACGGAAAAGAAAAAAATGGCACTCTGGGGTAAAAAAGACGACATTTATTCTGCTGGAACTATTACAGTTGATTATGCAAATAAAACTGTAACTGGTTCTGGAACCACTTTCACCGCATTGAGTGTCGGTGATGTGATTTCTATCGGAGCTGGTACTACTTTTGGTGAGGCAGTTGTATCTGGTATTACCTCAGATACAGTTATTTCTATTGCATCTACTCAGTATCTAAGTGGTGCTGCTATTTCTGCTGTGGAGTGGACCGCATCCCAAAAACCAAAGTATACTCTTAAAGATTCTAATTATTCTGCAACTGAAATTCTTGGAGTCGATGAAAATGAGATTGTTTCATCTACACTAGAGATTTCACATACAGGATGGGTTGGTGTTCATACTTATGTTGATAATCACGGAAATCTGAGAAGAAAGACTGAAGTTTTAGTTGCTATGTCAGGAATCACCACTGGTGTAGCAAGTACAACTGGAGTTGGTGGTGATGCTGCCGATGACACCCTTCTCCCAGATACTGTCATTTCAATTGTAACTCAACCATCTAGTGTTGGTGTTGCTACCACTGCACTACCACAGACAGTTAACTTTAGTGTAGTAGCAGCAACTTCTCCAGTATCTCAGGCTGTTACTTATCAGTGGCAGAGAAGCACAAATGGGGGTACTTCATACACCAATGTTGGTGGAGCAACTACCTCTGCAGTTAGTGTTGCGGTAACTAATACTACGTTTGATGGATATCTATATCGTGTTGTTCTTAATTCCACAGGTGCTGATCAAGTTGTATCTGGATCTGCAACCCTTACTGTATCGTGATTTGATGTATGAGATTTGATGAGTTGAATGAAGATAACTATCTTCTTTTTGCAATTAAACATTATGAGAATCCTCAGTCCGTGACTAAGGATGACTTTTATGATGACCTAAAAAGAATTAGGTGGATTAAAAAGTTGTTGAAAAAATATAAAAATGAAGGTGAACTGAAAACTCATTTATTAATAAACCACTTTATTATTCTTTATAATGTTTTTGGTGATGCAGCAACACCAATGCTGTTTTATAAATTGGAAAAGGATTATTGGAGTGTTCTGAAAACTTTTATAGTTTATCTTCAAAGGTTTCCGGAATATCCAATTACCAAAATTCATGAAATACCACTTGATGATGACTGTTTAAAAATACTCAATTCAATCTAATGGACGACAGAATTTTAGATAAAATTATTTCAATGGTAAGAAATAATTTAAATGAAGAGGGTGCAATGGCATTGCCAACTAATAATGTTGGTTCTGGTAATATTGCTGGAACTCCAGAGGCAGATCCAGGAAATCCACCAGTAAAAAAAAGAAAAAAATACATTTACCAAAAAAACTCTAGAAAACTTTGGAAAATATAAATGCCATGTTCTCACAAGAATCTAAACTAGCGGTTCTTGAATCTAAACTCAACATTTATGAAGAACTGTCCAGAGAAATGCTTTCAAAATTGGAAGCAGCTGTGGAAAAAATATCAGAAGGAAATAACCGCATTGCTATGATTCTTACAAAGCATGACGAAAGGATTGAACAGGCGATAAAGACTGATGACCTTATTATAAAGATGATTGATGAGGTTAAGGAGTCAAATTCAAAAGAACATGCCCTTGTCATTAAAAGATTAGAGACAGTAGAAAGTAATATTGCAGATTTATCTAAGTTTAAGTGGCAGGTAGCAGCTATTTCAGGTGCTGCCGTTTTGATTATCGGTTTGGTAGTCCCCTTTATTGACAACGTGCTCCCAGGACCCTATAATGGAGGTTCCCAGACCACCCAAACTAGATAATGAGTTTTATTGATTCCAAATATATCGGGTTGGTTTCTTCCCGACTGCATAAGTTCGCTAGAAAAAAAGAAGGTCTATATAATTTCCGTTGCCCTTATTGCGGAGATAGTCAGAGGACTAAAAATAAGGCACGGGGATACCTGTATAAGTTAAAGAACGACCACAACTTTAAATGCCATAATTGTGGGGTTTCTAGGACTTTTACTAACTTCCTGAAGGATATGGATGCTGTGTTGTATGACCAGTATGTGATGGAGAGATATAAGAATGGTCTAACAGGAAAGGGAAGTCAAACAAAGACACCAGAGTTTAAGTTTGAAAAACCTAACTTTTCAAAAAAGTCTTTTGACCTGCCCACCATAGAAGAACTAAATAAAGAACACTTGGCAAGACAATATCTAGAGAACAGAAAAATTCCAAAGGAATATTTTCGTGAATTGTATTTTTGTCAGAACTTCAAAGAGTGGACTAACACTCAGAAGCACACATTCGATAATTTAGACAACGACGAACCAAGAATCATCATTCCTCTCATCAATCAAGGAAAAATCTTTGGGTTTCAAGGTCGCAGTCTGAATAAGAATTCAAAGGTCAAATATATTACAATCATCCTAGACGACAGCCATCCAAAAATATATGGTTTAGATAAAGCAGATTTTAATAAGACTGTATATGTCGTTGAGGGACCAATCGATAGTATGTTCTTAGATAATGCAATTGCTATGGTTGGAGCAGATTTAGATTACATGTTTTTCGTTACTAATTTTGAATCAGACTTTGTGATGGTCTATGACAATGAAAAACGAAATAAACAAATTATTCAGAGAATGGAAAAGGCAATTGATTCAAAATTTCCTATTGTAATTTGGCCAAATGACTTGAAAGAAAAGGACATCAATGATATGATACTTGAAGGCATTGATGTCAACAAAATTGTAAAAGAAAATACCTTTATGGGGTTAGAAGCAAAAGCAAAACTTATTGGTTGGAAACGAGTATGAGCAACGGTACAAATGTAGTTAAAAGGAATGGTTCCGTAGAGAGTCTTGACCTGAATAAACTTCATCTAATGGTTGACGAGGCTTGCAAGGATTTGTCTGGTGTATCAGCAAGTCAGGTTGAGATGCAGTCTGGAATTCAATTTTATGATGGAATTACAACTCAGGAAATTCAAGAAATTTTAATTCGTTCTGCATCAGACTTGATTGATTTGGATAACCCAAATTATCAATTTGTTGCAGCAAGACTTCTGCTATTTTCTGTGAGAAAGTCTTTGTATGGAAAAATTCAAGACCATCCAACTTTCTTGGACCACATTAAAAAGTGTGTAAATGCGGGTGTTTATGACAAAGAAATTCTCACAAATTATTCTGAAGAAGAGATTAATAAACTTGGTTCGTATATTAATCATAACCGTGACTACCTATTCACTTATGCAGGTCTACGTCAGGTCGTTGATAAGTACCTCGTGCAAGATAGAAGCAATGGAAGTGTATATGAAACCCCACAGTTTATGTACATGATGATTGCTGCGACAATCTTCTCTCAATACTCAAAAGAAATTCGTCTTTCATATGTAAAGAGGTACTATGACGCAATCTCAAAGCACAAAATCAACATTCCCACACCTATCATGGCAGGAGTGCGAACTCCACTTCGACAATTTGCTAGCTGTGTTCTTGTTGATTCTGATGACACCCTCGATAGCATCTTTAGTTCTGATATGGCTATCGGCAGATATGTTGCACAAAGGGCGGGCATCGGTATCAACGCAGGTCGCATCAGGGGGATCAATGCTAAAATCAGAGGTGGAGAAGTTCAGCACACAGGTGTTGTCCCTTTCCTCAAAAAGTTTGAGAGCACTGTCCGATGCTGCACTCAGAATGGCATCCGAGGTGGATCAGCAACTGTCCACTTTCCAATCTGGCACCAAGAAATAGAAGATATTCTAGTTCTTAAGAATAACAAAGGAACTGAAGATAATCGAGTCCGTAAACTTGATTATTCTATTCAAATTTCTAAATTGTTCTATGAAAGGTTTATTAAAGATGAGGAGATTACTCTCTTCAGTCCCCATGACGTACCTGGACTTTCTGATTCTTTCGGACTCCCTGAGTTTGACGATCTCTATGTTTCATATGAAAAGAATCCGTCCATTAAAAAGAAGACTATTAAGGCGCAAGAACTTATTCTTGACCTCCTTAAGGAACGTGCGGAAACGGGTCGTATCTACATTATGAATATCGACCATTGCAATTCTCACTCGTCATTTAAAGATAAAGTTTGGATGAGTAATCTTTGCCAAGAGATTACACTTCCTACCAAACCATTGCAGCACATTGATGACCCTAATGGGGAGATTGCACTTTGCATTCTTTCTGCGGTTAATGTAGGAAAAGTCAAATCTGATGAAGAATTTGAAGAACTTTGTGATCTTTCTGTGCGTGGTCTAGAAGAATTGATAGACTACCAAGAATATCCAGTTGTTGCTGCAGAAAAATCAACCAAAGCACGTCGTTCTCTTGGTATTGGGTTTATTGGTCTTGCACACTATTTGGCAAAACTTGGATGCAACTATGATTCACAAGAAGCATGGGATGCGGTACACGGACTTTCTGAAGCATTCCAGTATTATCTTCTGAAATCTTCTAATCAAATTGCAAAAGAAAAAGGAAAGTGCGAATACTTTGGTCGCACTAAGTATGCTGATGGAATTCTTCCAATCGATACTTATAAAAAAGACGTAGATGAAATTACTTCAATTAAATTGGAACATGATTGGGAAACTCTTAGAGCATCTATCTTGGAATACGGTCTCAGGCACTCAACATTGTCCGCACAGATGCCATCGGAGAGCAGTTCCGTTGTGTCAAACGCAACTAATGGAATCGAACCACCTCGTGGATTCTTGTCCATTAAGAAATCAAAGAAAGGACCTCTTAAGCAAATTGTTCCCCAGTATCATACACTCAAAAACAATTATACGCTTTTGTGGGATATGCCTAATAATACTGGGTATATTAATGTGGTTGCTGTGATGCAAAAGTTTTTTGATCAAGCAATTTCTGGAAATTGGTCTTATAATCCAGAAAATTATCCAGATAATGAAGTTCCAGTCACTGTTATGGCAAATGATTTCCTAAAAACATATAAGTATGGATGGAAAACTTCTTATTACCAAAACACATATGATATTAAGACAGATGAGGTTAAAGATGAAAAGTCAGATATTTCATCTTTGATTAATGATATACTCAATTCTGGTGAAGAAGATTGCGAATCATGCAAAATTTAAAATTAAAAGGAGAAGGTAAATTCATCCCATTATTTCCTACTCCCCTTGGGATATTTAAAGATGATGATTATCCAAATAAAAAAGATGATATTTTAAAAATGTGTCTTGATGAAAGGGATAATGATACTAGTGGTAGACTGATATCAAATCGGGGAGGTGGATGGCAAAGTAAGTCTAAATGGTTTTTTGAAGAAAAAAATAAATCATTTTATGAATATCTCCATAAAATGATAGAATCTTTATTTTATGAATCATTTGATCACTCTGGAGAACTTACTTTTTCTGTACCAAATTGCTGGATTAATATTAACCCTTCAGGTGCTTATAATCTTTCTCATACCCACCCTGGTTGTGATTATGCTGGAGTTTTATATGTAAATCTTCCAGAAAATGATGATATTGATGATGATGCTCCTATTGTTTTTGATGGTCCAAATTCTCATATATTTGGATTAACATTTAATATGTACTCTGAGAATTATGTTAATGCATATGGATTATGTGCTGAAATTGAAGTATATCCATCCGAAGGTACATTATTGATATTTCATTCTTCTCTTAGGCATTTAGTTGAAGAAAATAAATCTAAAGAGGAAAGAATTAGTATTGCTTTCAATATTATTATAGAAAATTATGGTAGATTTGGGGACAACAACAAAAGAGGCAAAATAAAATGTTAGATGGAATGACCGTTTTTAATACAAAAGAGGTTGAAACAAAGAAACAGCCCATGTTCTTTGGACAACCTTTGGGAGTTCAAAGGTATGATTCCTATAAATATCCAATTTTTGAAAAATTAACTACACAACAACTTGGTTATTTTTGGAGACCAGAAGAAATTTCATTACAAAAAGATAGAGCAGATTATCAAACATTACGTCCTGAACAGAAGCATATTTTTACTTCAAATCTGAAGTATCAAATTCTTTTGGATTCTGTTCAGGGTCGTGGTCCCGGTATGGCATTTATTCCATACTGCTCACTCCCTGAATTGGAAGCATGTATGACCGTATGGGAATTCATGGAAATGATTCACTCTCGTTCATACACCTATATTATCAAAAATGTTTATTCAGATCCTTCTGAAGTTTTTGATTCAATATTATCTAATGATAATATTTTAGAAAGAGCATCATCTGTGACTGGTGCTTATGATGATTTTATTAACTCTGCACAACAGTATGGATCATCAAATGCTTGGATGTTTGCACAAGAAAATGCAGGATCTTCAAGAGAAGATCGTATTGAATTAAAAAGAAAACTTTATCGTGCTGTTGCCAATGTCAATATTCTCGAAGGTATCAGGTTCTATGTCTCGTTCGCTTGCTCGTTTGCGTTTGGTGAACTCAAACTTATGGAAGGATCCGCTAAAATTATCTCTCTCATCGCACGAGACGAAAACCAACACCTTGTTATTACTCAAAACATCCTCAATAAATGGCGTGAAGGAGATGATCCAGAAATGCAACAAATTTGTAAGGAAGAAGAGGAATGGGTAAGGTCTGCTTTTGATAATTGTGTTAATGAGGAAAAGAGATGGGCACAATATCTCTTTAAAGATGGTTCAATGATTGGTCTTAATGATAAACTTCTTCATCAGTATGTTGAGTGGATTGCAAATCGTAGAATGAAAGCAATTGGAATTAAACCTTTATACGATATTTCTGCAAAGAATAATCCTCTTCCTTGGACCGAACATTGGATTTCCTCCAAAGGTCTTCAGGTTGCTCCCCAAGAAACAGAAGTTGAAAGTTATGTAGTTGGTGGAATCAAACAAGACTTGAAAACGGATACATTTGCTGGATTCCAACTTTGATTCTTCGGGGGCATTTGCCCCCTTTTTTTTATAAATAACTAAAAAACTAGAGTATAAAAATGTCCAGTATTAACGATATTACAGACTTGTATAAGCAAATTAAAACTTCTGAAACTTCAGGAACTCTTCTTTCTGAGGCAAGTTTTGAGATTGGTCCTGGGCACAAGGCAGCACAGAAAACTCAGAAAATTTATAATAAAGCAAAGGAAGGTGCTGGTACTGAAAAGGAATGGTTAAAGAAAACTGGACCACAACTTCCTTTAGCAAAAGCAAAACCTGGAATGCAAGTTGCTGGATATGAACTGGAAGGAGAATTAGTTTCCGAAAGAGAAATGACAAAGGCAGAAATGAAAAAAGAGAAAAAACTCAAGAATAAGTATGATACTTCAGCAATGAAGAAAAGTATGATTGATCAATACGGAAAAGAAAAAGGAACTCAAATTTATTTTGCCACCATCCGTAAGCAAGCAATGGCAGATTCATTTGAGGTAGAAGGTGAGCAACTCGATGAACTTGCTCCTCTTGCCGCTGGAGCACTTGCTGCTGGTGCAGCAGCTGCTCCATATTTACTTAAAAAATTTGCAAAACCAGCAGTGGATAAAGCAATGGATAAAGCAAGAAAAACATCTCCGATTGGTGGGGATAGATACTCAAGTCAATTAAAACAATTAAATCAATCATTTGACTATGATGATGCTTATGATTATATTATTGAAATGCTAGTTGCTGCAGATTACGCAGAGAGCTATGAAGCAGCAGAAGTAATGTTTGAGCACATTAGTGATGAGTTTACCTCAGTTATTCTTGAGGAGTATATTGAAGAGAAGGCAAGAGGAACTAGAAAAAAGACAACAGTTCATGCATATGATGTTGACGAAACTCTCTTCGGACACGGTAAGAAAGGTAAACCAAACGTTCAGGTTCACGTTAAGGATGCATCTGGCAAGAGAGTCAAGAGTTTAAGCAACCAGGAGTTCAATACTCATAAGTTAGATAAGGGACATTCTTATGACTTTAGTGAGTTCCAAAGTGCTAAAAAGTTCTCCCAAACTGCTAGTCCAAACAAAAAAGTAATTAAGGATATCAAGAGAAAGCAAGCAAGAGGACAAAACGTTCATCTCATTACTGCTCGTTCTAAGTTTGATAAACCAAGTGAATTCCAAGGACACCTCAAGAAGCACGGTGTTGATGTAGATAAGAAGAACATTCACTACACTGGTGGAATGAAGGGTGGTGATATTGGTAAGAAAAAAGTTGATGTTGCAAATGCAGTAGCAAAGCAAAGTGGTGCTAAGAAAATCCATATGTATGATGATGCTGCCAAAGTTCATAAGGCATTTGAAAAAGAGAAGAAAGAAGCACCAACAACAAAGAAAATTAAAACTCATATGGTTGCACCAGACAAGAAAGGTGAATCCAGAGTTCGTTCATATCAAGCAACTAAGAATGAAGAGATGAGTGCTTATGAATATTGGAAGCAGTTCATTGATTGATAATGAGGTTTAATTTTTCCTTTGGAAAGAAAAGAAGAGGAGTTATAGAATGGGTAAAGATTTCTATACTCCTCGAAGGTATTATTGAGTTTTTATCAAACAAATTTGGCATTGATAAGAAGAAACTTTGGGATATTGTAGATGAAATCCAAAGAGAACTTTTAAAAAGAGGTTGGATTGATGATACTGTAAATGATTATGTCATCAATACTCCAGAACTATTAGACCAAAGAATTGAACGTGATGTTGATAAAGCAATAGAAGAATATAAAAAACTGGAAGAACCAGAACCAGTCAATATGAAGAATGAAGTGATATTAAAAGAGATTGAAAAACCAAAGTATACAGAGACCCAAAAGAAGATTGTGAAAGATGCTGTATATTATGAAAAAGAACCAGATGGTAGTAAAGCACAAGAACTTTTAGGTGGAGAGATGGGAATAAAAGCAAGTTGGAATCTTGATGAAGATAAATAAACGATAAATATTATTAAGAAAAGTACTTTTCAATACCCCCCAAAGAAGATGAAGAAAGAAGACTTGGATGCTTTAGCAGGTTTATATGAAGGTGTTTATTCTCCAAATTCTGGTGAATACCTGCAAGAAGAATTGGAGTTATTGATAGAACGTGGAGCACCAACAGATCCTAAAGCTAGGGCAGCATATGATGCTCAAGTTGCCAAAAACAGAGCTGCTTTGGGTAATACTCTTCTTTATGGAAATGCAGCAGGAAGAAAGCCATCTACACTTTCCACACCAACAAATGTAAGAGGTGGTGGAACAAGAAAACCTGCAGCACCTGCACCAGCAGCAAAACCACCCGCAGCAAAACCAGGAGCACTTACTCCTGCAGTAAAACCAGCAGCAACATCTCCTGCAGCAAAACCAGCAGCAACATCTCCTGCAGCAAAACCAGCAGCATCAGCACCTGGTTCTGCAAAGGTTGTTCCATCTTCGGCAAAACCAGCAGCATCAGCAAAACCAGCAGGGTCAGCGATGGACCAGTGGGCTGCCGCCAATCCAAAACTCGCAGCGGCAAAGGCAGAAAGAGATAGAACAAGAGGAACTAGTGCAACTACAAATCCTCTCATGAAGGATTTCAAAGATAAACTTCCTGCACCAAAAGCACCTTCACCATCTACTTCGTCAACTGCATTTGCAAAGACATCTCCTTCATTGGGTTCTTCATCTTCTCCAGTTAAGTCTGCTGGAACTGCAGCAGCTGCTAAACCAACTACAAATCAAACTTCAACAGCATTTTCTAGCCCATCTTTAGTTAAACCAGCAGCACCTGCACCTGCAGCAAAACCAGCTGCAACAATGCAAAAGAGACCAGCAGGACCTGGTACTGGTGCAATGACTAGAGGTGGAGCATCAGGTGATGTTGGTCCAAATGCTAGAACAATTCGCAGTTCCTATGAGTGGGGTTCAAAAGCAACTCTCAAGGATGTTGCAAGTCTCTATAGTTCAATCTATGAGGGCAAAAAGAAGGACCAAGATCAAGATGGTGATAATGATTTCGCAGATGTAAGAATTGCAAGAATGATTGCATCTGGAATGTCAAAGGCACAAGCAATCGCAGCAGTTAAGAACAAAGAATATAATGAAGAGTTTGAATCTTGGGTAGATTCTCTTGTAGAAGAGGGTTATGACCTTTCTGATTATACTATGGACGAAATGTTTGACATCTATCTTGATGAAGCAGAAGGTTCATATGGTTCTACACCAAAGGCATATAGTGCAGCATCAAAAACCAAGATGACTGCAAAGAGAAAGCCTTTCCTCAAGAAGATGTTGAGCAGAACTAATCCTGCTAACAGAACTTCTCCTTATGGTTCTCCAAGAAGGGGAATGAGTGATGAAGATAGGGAAAGAGCAAGAGCAGGTTCTAAGCACGGTGTCGGAACTCGTCAAGACCACGATTATCCTTCAGAGGGTCCTGGTGGTGTAACCAAGAGTGCTAAGAAACTCCGTAAGCAAAAAGCAATGGGTGAGTTTGGTGAGGCATACGAGATTGATGAAGCAGCAAAGAGAACACCAAAGAAAACCAGAGGTGCTAAAGACCCAGTAGCATATATGAAGGGTCGTTCTGATGCTGGCAAGAGAATTTCTGGAGATGAGGATACTGGTCCAAGATATTATACTCTAGGTCGTGCTCGTGGTGCTGAAGCAGATGCTCCAACACAACCAGGACAAAAACCTGTTAGAACACCTAAACTAGCAGGTTGGGAAAAGGATGATATTCAATATCGTAAAGCAAATTTAAAAGCAGGAAAAACTCATAAAGTTGGTGGAGAAAAAGGTCTTCCTGAAGAGTATGAAATTTATGAGATTGTAGCATCATACCTCCTTGAGAACAACTTTGCTGCAACTGTTAATGATGCAAATGTGATCATTGAAAATATGAGTGAGGTATGGTTAGACCAAATTCTTTCTGAAGCACCAGGAGAATGGTTTGGTGGTTTGAGGGACAAAGCTCGTGCAAGTAGAGCAGCACAGATGCAATCTTCACAACCAACACCAAAACCAGGTCCAACCGTTTCTTCACCATTTGCTAAACCAGCAAGTAGAAATGATAGTGGTAGTTTAACTACTTATGGTGCTGGTGGTGGTGCGGCAGCAGAAAGAAGAGGTCAAACCCGTTCTCAGGTCATGCAGCAAGGTGCTAAGAACCTTGAGAATAAGAATAGAAATCCTGGACCAAATTTTGGTCGTTGATTTTAAATCTTCACATAATTTTACACCCTCTTGACGGGGGTGTTTTTTTATGTCTAAAATGACTCTGTGGAGTTTCAAGAAAATTCTAGGTTCTAAATAGCTCAAAGTACAATAATACAATATGAGTTATGAAAACCCTTGGAGATTCAATGGGGAAATTTTTGAGTCAGATAATATTCAAGATAATTTTGGTTTTGTATATCTTATATCTTGCATTCCGACTGGTCGCAAATATATTGGTAGAAAGTATTTCTGGAGTTTCCGCACACCAAGAGGAAAATCTAGAAAAGTTAAGTCAGAGTCCGATTGGAAAAAGTATTACGGCTCCTGTCCTGAACTCAAAGTCGATGTTAACCTTTGGGGGAAAGAGTCATTTAGTAGAACAATCCTCAGTCTTCATAAAACAAAAGGAAAATGCAATTACGAAGAGACAAGACAACTCTTTGTAAATAACGTTTTGATTGAGTCTCTTGACGACGGGACTCCTGCGTATTATAATTCTAATGTCCTAGGAAGATATTATCGGAAGGATTATTTTAATGAGTGACCTAAAAGTTAAAAAAGTCTGCAATACACTTATTGAAGACCATATCAATCGTATGCACGAATTGTGTGATGAGGGTCGAATCAAAGATGCTGAAAGTGTTTATGGTGAGATTCGAGATTGGGTGATTCAGAAAGAAAATCTGGAAGTTTTATCTTTGGAATATATTAGTGGTTATTTTCCAGATTTGTAATATTTCTAAATAATCACTTATAATGCAAAATCCAATTTTTGGATCCCTATTATGAGTAGGGTTTTTTATTATGAGAATGTGAATGAAAATTTAGAGCCGTGGGTACTGCCCCTGAGACGGGGAATTTCTCCTTTACCTAGACGGATGTAGAGTTCAATTAATTTTAATGCAATCTATCTTTACAGTAGCCTTGCCCCTTCTGGCAACGGTTACAACCAGTACGGCATCACTGCCATTCGTCAACTACAAGATGCAAGGTCCTCCACCTCCAGTGGAACCAACAACTAAACAATTTTCCGTTATTAAAGAATTTGACCTTGTAGATGAAAAGAAGACAGCAATCCGAGAGGTTGCTCCCGAAAAGCCAAAAGAGAAAAGACTAATTTGTAAAGGGTGTAATGAACATGAAAATGCTGCCCTGGCATTCTTCCAGGATCGTGGTATTAAAGACAGAAACGCCCTTGCTACCATCATGGGTAATATTCGTCAGGAATCTACTTTTATTCCTAACATTTGTGAAGGTGGTAGTAGAACCAGTTGGAGTAACTGCGGTCGCGGTTACGGACTGATTCAATGGACATCTGCCAATAGATATTATGGATTGGGTGATTTTGCTAAGAGGTATGGTGGTTCACCATCATCACTTCACACGCAACTTCGTTATCTAACGACTGAAGTTCAATGGCAACGAATTCAAGATAGGATGAAAACTCCTGGTAAATCTATTGATCGTTACATGGACTATGCGTATAGTTGGATTGGTTGGGGGCATCATGGTGCTCGCACATCTTATGCCTATGATTATGCTTCCAGACTGATCACGGTAGAAATTTGATACAATAGAATAGATGGGGAAAGTAATATACTTTCCCTATTGCTAAAATAAATTAAATGAATTAAACTAATAATATATTGCGGGCATGGTGTAGAGGTAACATACCATCCTTCCAAGTTGTAGTCACGGGTTCGATCCCCGTTGCCCGCTTTTTATGAAATAAATATCTTATTAATATATGGTGAATAAAATGCTAAAAATAAGATGTAAAAATTGTAACATTGAATTGGAGTCTCACCCAATAAAAACAAAATGTTGTGGTTGTGATAATATTACAACAATAACAGGAGAGAAAATTACTGCTCTGGATTTATCTTTAGTTGAACTTATAATTTCTGGAAAGGACAATTCTCCCAAGACTGTATTAAGCAGAGAAGATTTGCTCTATCAAGAATCTAGAAGAAATAGAAAAGTAAAAAAACTTGAATTTGAAATTAAATAATTATGATAAAATCAATAAAATCAATTACAGTTGTTGGAGGGGGAACATCTGCTTGGTTGACTGCTTCTTATCTAGTTTCAAAATGTTCCCCAGATGTTAATATAACTGTTATTGATAAATTTGATGGTTCTCCAGTTGGGGTTGGTGAAGCAACACTAATTCCATTTTTATCTTTTATGGAAAAGTGTGGATTTTCCGAAAAAGAATGGTTTAATGAAATTGATGCCACGATTAAAGGAGGTATATTATTTGAAAATTGGCAGATTGATGGTGAAAATATATGGCATCCATTCTCCTATGCGAAGTTTGGTAGTAACTATGATAATAATTTGAGTCTTTGGTCAAATACTCAGCACTTAAATTTTGTTGATTATGGACTACCAGATTATGAATTGTATATTGCAAATAAAAAAGTTAATTTGGAATCTGTAAAATCAATTGCCAGACATATTGATTGTGGAAAACTTGTAAAATTTATAAAAGAAAAATTACAAGATAAAATTTCTTTTATAAACTCAGAAGTTGTTGATGTTGTAAAAAATAATGATGGATATATTGCAAGTATTAAACTAAAAAATAATCAACAAATAAAATCTGACTTATATATTGATTGTACTGGATTTAAAAAAGTATTAAGTAATGATAGTATAAAAGTAGATTTATCGAATAGATTATTTTGTGATACTGCAATCGCAGGTCATATACCATATAAAGATAGAAAAAGTGAACTCCATCCGTACACTGCATCTGATGCAGTTGAGCATGGATGGATATGGAAAATACCAGTTAAAAGTAGAATTGGTAGTGGATTAGTTTTCAATAGATCAATTACTGATATTGATACTGCAAAAGATTATTTTGTTAAGTACTGGGATAACAGAGTAGAAAAAGAATCCTTAAAAGTTATTGACTGGACACCTTACTACAGTGAAAAATTCTGGAATGCTAATGTTGTAAATATCGGATTATCTGCCGGATTTATTGAACCACTTGAAAGTACAGGACTTCAGTTTATCCAAATGGGAATCGAATTATTGGATAGAGTATTAAATTCTTCTTTTTATAGTCAAGATGATATAACTTTATATAATAATAAGATGACCATTGCATATGATGAAACTGTAGACTATGTTTCTATGCATTATTTTAATACAAATAAAGAAGGAAAGTTTTGGGATTTTGTTAGAGAAAAAACTAAAAATCTAAATGAAAGGACAAATTTCTATTTGGAATTGATGAAAACCAATAATATACACATTAATATAAGTTCTGGTGAAACTATCTTTGGTAAATATAACTGGATGTTATGGTTAGTGCAACTTGGGTATCCAATAGGTAAATTTGCAACAAGTTTTAATGATTTTGAATTAATTCATGAACTTAATAAGTATTATGATTTCAACTATGAACTAGCAATGAGTTCTATGGATGCCGACACATTTTGTGATTTATATGGTGGATAATTTAATAATTTTTTAATCAAAGTTATCAAACCAACAAATTTGATGACATTTTACTGTAAGTGATTATTATATAGTAGTAATACGCATTAATCGTATGGATCAGCACACCTATAATAATTGGGTGAAGATCAAAGCAACTTTTGAGGAATCTGGTAATACAGATAACATGTTTTATAAAAGAGCTGTAGAGATTGTTAAAACCAGAAGAGACCCTCTCGCAAAATTTCTTGGAGATGAAAAGTGATGGAACCTTATGATGAATGTGTGAGTCGTTCTGAAGTGCAGGAGATGATTGATGATGCAATACGAAAACATAATCGTAATGCTGCGATTATCTCAATGTGTGTTGGTTGGGTTGTTCTTGCTCTTTTTGCTGAAGGTCTGCTTCGACTTATTGGAGTAATTCCGCCAGTATTTTCATGGCTCAAAATCACTTTGAACTAATCTTTTTAGTTCCTTGGTTGGTCCTAGTGGTAATATCCCTAACAATGATCGTGCAGGGGTGGATGATTATGAATGCCCATTATGGATATTCAAAAAGTCCAAAAGTAAAACATCCAGAACTTAACGACGTTAAAGCAGGAGATCCTTTACTAGTGGTTAGATTTACAGACGAAGACATAGCAAAATTACAACAAAGAGTTACTGAACAAAAAATGCAAGAACTCTTTGAAGAACCATCTACATATGAAGACGATGACGACGACAGATTGGATGATATTTATTGAGTTTGTCTCACATATGCTTTATATGTTTATAGCATTTATGTGCGGAATAATTATTGGTTATATCGTAGGGTTCAGAAACGGAGGAGGGGAATGATTAGATTGACATTTTCTGCCATTTGTTTATTTGGATCCATAATGCTTTTTATTAACTGGGGATTAAATAACGCATATCCACAATAGGAGATACTGTATGAAGATTTTTTTAGATACTGCTGATATTTCATTTATCGAATCAGCATATGAAACTGGACTACTCGATGGTGTTACCACCAATCCATCACTCATTCTTAAGAGTGGAAGACAACTTTTGGAAGTGATTGAGGAAATATCTAATTTCCAAAATCTAGAAAGTATTTCGGCAGAAGTTGTTGCAGATACTGCAGAAGAAATGCTTTCGGAAGCACAGAAATATTATTCAATTTCACCTGCCGTCACAATCAAAGTTCCTTGTACTGTAGAAGGACTTAAAGCTTGTAAGTTTCTTTCTGATAAAGGAATTAAAACAAACGTGACCCTTGTATTCTCAGTAGCACAAGCAATTCTTGCATCAAAGGCAGGAGCAACATTCATCTCACCTTTTGTTGGTCGTTGGATGGATAATTCCGTAGATGGAATTGAACTGATCAAGAACATTCGTAAGGCATTTGATTATTCTGGAACATCTACACAAATTCTTGCAGCATCTCTTCGTGATGTAAGACAAGTAGAACAGTCTGCACTTGCTGGTGCTGATGTAGTTACAATTCCGCCAGTCGTATTCTGGGCAATGTATAAGAATATTATGACTGATAAGGGTCTAGAACTCTTTCAGAAAGATTGGGAGGAAGTTCTTAAATCTACAGAAAAATGAAGAAGGAGCATCAATGTTGGCATTTTGTAATGTCATCATTAGCAAGAATATATGGAGTTAATAAAATAAAAAGTGAAGAAAGATTTCACTCGTTTGCATTAGAGTGGTGTGATGATCATAATTATACTTGTGATATTCATCTTGATGATTTAAATAAAGTTGATGCTTATTTTAGAAAAGAATACGAAAACTGGGAGCGATAAATGAAAGTAGGATTAATTGGACTTGGACGAATGGGAGAAGGAATGTCCCGTCGTATGATGAAAGCAGGAATAGAAGTCTGGGGTTATCGGAGGAATTATGAAAAAGCAAACGAAGCTTTTGAAAAGGGATTTGTTAATGGAATTGCAACTACTATTGAAAATCTTGTTAAAGTAGTTAAACAAAATAAAAAAGGTGGCACTCAACCAGGAATTTTTCAAATGGTTGTTCCTGCCGAAACAGTAGAGGAGACAATTAATGAGCTACTACGATATTGTAGTGAGGGAGATATTATTATTGATCATGGCAATAGCAATTTTAAAGACAGTCGGAAGAGAGCAGAACGTCTGGCAAAGATGGGTATCCAATATATTGATTGTGGCACTAGCGGTGGTGTTTACGGTTTGGATCGTGGATACTGTCTTATGGTTGGTGGCGGAAATACTGCGGTCGCCACTTGTGCGAGCATTTTTGATGCCCTTGCCCCAGGAGTCAATGCTGCCCCGAGGACTCAGTTTGACTCACCTTTGACCTCTGCAGAGTTTGGTTGGTTGCATTGTGGAGGACCTGGAGCAGGACACTTCGTGAAGATGGTTCACAATGGAATTGAGTATGGTATAATGCAGGCATATGCCGAAGGATTTAACATTATTAAAAATGCAAACGCAGGTGCAAAATATGTCAAGGAAGGAGATGCTGAGGTTGCTCCAATGGCAGACCCAGAATCTTATTGCTATGATATTGACGTTGCTGAAGTTGCTGAGTTATGGCGTCGTGGTAGTGTTGTTGGGTCTTGGCTTCTTGACCTTACCGCTGATGTTCTGCGGAATGATGGTGAACTTAAACAGTTCTCTGGAGGGGTTTCCGATAGTGGTGAGGGTCGTTGGACTGTTTCTGCCGCTGTGGACCTTGGTGTACCCGCTCCTGTCATTACTACTGCCCTTTTTGAAAGATTTAATTCACGCAACTTGGGCTCTTTCGCAGCCAAGGTTCTGAATGGTATGAGGTATATGTTTGGGGGACATCATGTTAGGTAAGGCACTTTTATTTGCTGCAATTCCCTTTGTATTATCTACACTTTATTTTGGAACAAAGGGTGGTTATTATGATTCTAAAGATTATAAGGGTAATGGAACAGCACACTGATGAAACACGCACTAATACTCTCTCTTTGTTTTCTTCCTCTCGCAGTTATCTACATAGTAATGAAGGTATCATTATGGTTATCTACTAGCGTATCTGAAGTCAATTATGTCAGAGAGGATGCAAAACGAGAACACGGACCCTATTTGGAAGACCCATATGGAGACGTTGATGAGAAAGAAGAGGATTATTGAGACTAAAGAAATAATCGAAAAGGCAATCTTTGATTGGTATTTCGAGCAAGGTAAACCCGTTCCTGATTGGAAGATTAAAAAGGATCCTCAGTGGTGGACTGATTATTTGAGGGAACTTTCTGGTGATTATGACGGCAATGATGACTGGTAATTAAAATGATATTTCATATAGTAGAAAAACTAGCAGCAAATCCATTCTTTCTCTTTCTTTGTGGATGTGGATTGACAATAGTGCCATTTGCAGGTATTATGTATATACACAAAAATCACATTAGTGATGGTGGAAAATAGTCACGGATGGACTCTAACAGCACTGGTCGGAAGCAATCCCCCCTTATGGCAAAATCTGATTTTTTCAGATATATTGGAAATATTCTCCTTTTATCAGGATACTTTTTTCTGTTATGGGGAGATATGAAAATTGGGTTATTTGTAAAATGTATTGGGAATATTTTTGTTGTTCCTTTTGCAATCAAATATAAGTTTTGGGATATACTTTTTTTATGTGGTTTTTATGCCGCAATTGAAATACCAAAATTAATTCAACTTTTCCTAGTTAAGTAAAACTAGGTGGTGGAGCCGAGAAATCGAACAACTGATTGAGTTTCCAATTTCTCTAAAGAATTGGTGGTGCGGATGGGATAACTCCCGCCTGGTTATTATTCCAGTTAAAAATATCTTATGGAAGAGGGGTTTACAAGACCCCTCTTTTTTAGTATGATATATACTAAAGAATTATTATTTTCTTGATTAAAGTATGAGTCAATACATTAAAACAGCACTTGTTCTTGGTGCTGGTGGCTTTATTGGAAGTCATATGGTAAAAAGATTACGTTCCGAAGGATATTGGGTTCGTGGTATAGACCTTAAAAGACCAGAATTTTCTCCCACTGAAGCAAATGAATTTGTTCAGGGAGACCTTAGAGATGTAGATTTTGTTAGTAGAGTCCTAGAATATAAAGGAGAACTTGGCAATTTTTATAACCATGTTCCATATCGTTATATTCAAGCATTTGATGAAATTTATCAGTTTGCTGCTGATATGGGAGGAGCAGGATTTGTTTTCACTGGGGAGAATGATGCAGATATTATGCATAATTCAGTATCAATCAATTTGAATGTTCTTGAGGAACAACGTAAATTAAATGAAAGAGTCGGTACGAATACTACTAAAATTTTCTATTCTGGTTCTGCTTGCATGTATCCTGAGCATAACCAACTTGATCCCGATAATCCTGATTGTAGGGAGTCTTCTGCTTATCCTGCCAATCCAGATTCTGAATACGGTTGGGAAAAACTTTTTAGTGAGCGTCTATATTTTGCTTACAATAGGAATTACGGCATTCCTGTACGTGTTGCTAGATATCATAACATCTTTGGACCAGAGGGGACCTGGGAAGGTGGACGAGAAAAGGCTCCTGCTGCGATTTGTAGAAAAGTGGCATATCTTCCGACTGAGGGCGGCACTATTGAAGTATGGGGGGATGGTAAGCAAACAAGATCTTTCCTCTATATTGATGAATGTATCGAAGCAACCCGTCGAATGATGGATTCTGAGTTTATGGGACCCGTTAATATTGGTTCTGAAGAAATGGTGACAATTAATCAACTTGTCGATACTGCTGCTAAAGTTTCAAATAAGGAAGTCGAAAAGAATCATATTCCAGGACCACTTGGAGTTCGTGGTCGCAATTCCAATAATGACCTAATTCGTGAAAAACTTGGTTGGGATTATTCACAGACTCTTGAAGAAGGTATCCGCAAAACATATGAATGGATTAGTGAGCAAATTGCCAAGAAAGCATCATGAGTTGGAGAACTTCTTTATTAGATATCGCAGTTAACGACCATAATAGTTTTGAAAAAGAAGAATTGGTAAACTATGATGTTTATCAATTTGGTGTTTTTAATGGTGGGTCGATGAAAGAAATTGCTTCTATTTTAAATAAACACAAAATAGAAGTGAATACTTTCCATGGGTTTGATGTTTTTACTGGAATGCCAAAAGAAACTGCAGAACCCATTTTCCAAGATTCTTGGAATCCAGATATTTTTCCAGATGAATTTAATGTTCTTAAGCATATGAGTTTGGATACTCCAGATGATTGTGCAAATCATATTCAGAAAGAAGTTCAAACTATCTTTACGAATAAAAATAATCAAAGTAAAGTATCTGTTGTTGCTGGACTTGTTGAGGAAACTCTCCCAAAACAAAAAGATTTAAAACCAGCATTTTACGTTGATTTTGATTTGGACATTTATTCCCCAACAAAATACGCATTTAATTATTTGATGGAGAATAATTTGATTGTTCCTGGAACACTAATTGGGTATGATGATTGGGGTGGAACTCCTGGGTTTGAAGAATTCAAAGATGGAGAATCCAGAGCACATAAAGAGATTCTAGACCAGTGGGGAATCTCTATGACTAAATTATATCAAAGTGGGAATTCTTACCCACACGTACAAACTCTTTGGATAGTAGATAGCTTAGAATGAAAATCTCAGTATTAGGTTCAAGTGGTCAGGTTGGAGCATACCTGACCGAATATCTTCGTGGAAAAGGTCATACCGTCAATGAATTTGATGTTGTGAATGGACCAGAACAGGATATGACAGTTATTCCAAATCAAAACTTGGAAGATAATATCAAAGATTCTGACTTTGTATTCTTCCTTGCATTTGATGTGGGTGGTTCCAGATACCTTAAAAAGTATCAGCACACATTTCAGTTCATTGATAACAATGCACGTCTGATGGCAAATGCATTTGGACTTCTTAAGAAGTACAATAAGAGGTTTGTTTTTGCATCATCTCAGATGAGCAATATGAGTTATTCTCCATATGGAGTTCTGAAGAATGTTGGAGAACTTTATACTAAGTCTCTTAATGGACTTATTGTTAAGTTCTGGAATGTGTATGGCATCGAAAAAGACCACGATAAAGCACACGTTATTACTGACTTTATTCGTAAAGGATTTGAGACTGGTGTAATTGATATGCTTACTGATGGTCAGGAGCAACGTGAGTTTCTTTATGCTGAAGATTGCTGCGAAGCACTAGAGGCAATTATGGAAAACTATAATGACTTTACTTCAGAAGATAATCTTCACATCACAAGTTTCCATTCCACAAAGATTCTTGATATTGCAAATATTATTTCTGGTCAATTTAATTTGATTGATAAGTCAGTGAAGATTCAACCATCAGAAGAAAAAGATTCTGTTCAAATGGATAAAAGAAATCTTCCAGATACATATTTGACTAAATGGTGGATGCCCAAAACAACTATCGAGCAAGGAATTGCTAAAGTCTTTGAGGCAATGAAGAATGAGCAAATTTAAGATTAATCTTTATTGCAACGATTCTCTTCTTCCTTCTACTTCAGATAAAAACACTTCTAAGTTTACTGAGTGGGTTTATGATGGTTCTGGAGAAGTTAATTTCTATGTAAATCAACGTTCTCTGGAAGCATTTTCTACGGTTCAAATCAAACCCACTTATATTTGGTTGTTGGAATCCAAGCAAATCATTAAACCAATCTATGATTGGATTATTAAAAATTATGAGTTTGCTGCTACCAGAGTTGATGGTATTTTTAGTTGTGATAGAGAATTGTGCGAGAAGTATCCTAAGATTAACTACGCACTCAGCAATGCTGCACCTTGGGTTGTAGACAGACAGATATTTGAGAAGACCAAATTGGTTTCTATGGTATCATCAAATAAGTCTATGGTTCCTGGACACATAAAGAGACTTGAGTTTGTGAATAAGTTCAAGGACCAAGTTGATTTGTTTGGTAGAGGTATCCGAGATATTTCTTGTAAAGAAGAAGCACTAAAGGATTATATGTTCTCTATTGCAGTAGAAAACGCAGTCTATGATACTTATTTCACTGAGAAAATCACAGATTGTTTTGCTGCTGGAACTATTCCAATTTTTTACGGATGTAAAGGAATTACTGAGTATTTCAATGAAGATGGAATCATATTCTTAGATGATGATTTTGATATTTCCTCATTGACAGAAGACCTTTATCATTCTAAAATAGATGCAGTTAAAGATAATTTTGAACGTTCTTTAAACCTTCCTGTTGCGGAAGATTTTATCTATACCAATTATTTTAAATGAGTCAATACAAATATTTTTCGGAAAATAATGTTAAAGTCGATGGGGTAATCCATGTTGGTGCTCATCGTGGTGAAGAAATTTATGATTATGAAAAACTTGGTGCTAAGCAAATCATCTGGGTTGAACCCAATCCAGATGTATTTAAGGAGTTGGAAATCGCACTAAGCAGAGCAGAAACAAGTGTAGAGTCTCATGGATTCTGTGTAGCAGCAAGTGATAGTGATTGTGAGGAGATTGATTTTCACATTTGCTATGGACCAGATGCTGGTTTTATGACTGGTAATAAAGGATGCTCTTCTCTACTTAGACCAAAAGGTAGATTTGAAGAGTGGCATAAGGAAACAATTAAAGTTGAAACTGTAAAGTTGGATACTCTTATTGAGTCTAATGAATTTAATTATTCTGACTTTCAACTTTTGGATATGGACACTCAAGGTGCGGAACTTCTCGTATTAAAGGGTGCAACAAAAGTTTTGGAAAATGTTAATTATGTGACGACTGAAGCAACTTGGAATAATCCAGATTATGTTGATAATGTAATGTTTGATGAACTCAAAGATTATCTGAAAGGATTTGGGTTCGAGCATGTAGAAACTTTCGAACATACCTCCGATTGGGGAGACGCACTTTTTGTAAAAACAAGTAAGGAGTAAAATGGCAATTTCATTTAATGGTCTTGGTAATGCAGGACGACTCGGTAATCAAATGTTCCAGTATGCTGCTATTCGAGGCATTGCAGCAAATCGTGGATTTGATTGGATGATTCCACCAGAAGGTGCAGATAGATGTGATAATTATGGTCTTTTTGATGGTTTTAAACTAACTAACTGTCAAGAAAAAAATCAGGGAGAACAACCTAAACAAATGATTTCTTGGAGGGAATTCCACTTCAATGAGAAAATTTTTAATGAATGCCCTGATAATGTAGATATTGATGGGTATTTTCAATCAGAAAAATATTTCAAGCATATTTCTGATGAAATTCGTCAAGATTTTACATTTAAAGATGAATGGTTAGACCCCTGTAAAGAATTTATTGAAAGCTTTAATACAGATAAATTGGTTTTTCTACATGTTCGCAGAGGAAATCCCAATCTAACTGGAGTGAGGGGTGAACGTTGGTCTTATCAAATGCTTCAGCAATACCATCCTCTTTGTAAAATGGATTACTATGAAGAAGCATTGAAGCAGTTTGACGATAGTTATAAAGTTATTGTTTTTTCTGATGTAATTGATTGGTGCAAAAAGCAACCATTATTCCAGGGAGATAAATTTCATTTCTCAGACAACTCAAAGGAGTTGTTCCGTGATGGTGCTTCTATTCCTTATGTTGATCTTTGTTTGATGACTTTGTGTTCTGATGCAATTATTGCAAATTCTTCTCTTTCTTGGTGGGGTGCTTGGCTAATTAATAATCCAAATAAAAAAGTTATTGCTCCCAAACCATGGTTTGGACCTGCCTATGATCATTACATTATGGATGATTTAATTCCTGATGGTTGGATTGAACTCTATAATGATCCATCAGAGATTGCTCCAGAGGTTTGAAGATGAAAGTTGATTTTTTAATTCCGTGTAGAATTGAAAGTGAAGATAGATTGAGAAATATAATTACTTCTGTTTCTTATCTTCTTTATCACTTTCCTGAGTCTAAAGTTATTGTAAAGGAAGTAGATAAACGATCAAATTTTAAATTTAGAGCTATACCTGAAATTAAAAAATATGTTGGTATTGAAAATTTAAACCACATTTTTGAAGAAAGTGAAGATGATTTTTTTCACAAAACAAGAATACTAAATGATCTTCTTATTGAATCATCTTCTGATATTGTTTTCAATCACGATGTTGATATGATACTCCCAGTATCAACATATCACCATGCATATTCTGCAATTATTCAGGGGAATTGTGATGTAATTTATCCTTATGGGTGTGGAGCATATCAACGGGCAGTGAATTATCCCATGGAGGTCTATGAGGGATTTTTGAATTCAAAATTTGATCCAAAAATTCTTATTGAAAATTCCCAAAAAGCATCCTCTACTATTGGTTGGGGACAAATGATTAAAAGATCTACTTATATTGATTGTGGGATGTGGAATGAAAACTTTATATCCTGGGGAGCAGAAGACTGCGAATTTTATTACAGACTTGCTAGTTTTGGATATAAAATGGGTAGGGTTAATGATTTAATTTATCATCTTGAGCATGGGAGAACATTCAATTCCCATTACCATAATCCAAAGTTTTCCGATAATCATAATCTTTGGCAATGGATAAGAAAGCAAAATACTGATACATTGGTTAACTATTATAACCAACAGGAATATTATAAAGAAAGGAGGAAGCAATTGAATGTTAGCGTTTAATGAACTTGGCAATAATGGTCGTTTGGGAAACCAAATGTTTCAATATGCAGCATTGAGGGGAATCGCAAGTAAGATGGGGTATGAGTTTTGCATACCACCTTTCACTGCGTCTAGAATTGATAACTATAGTTTACATAAATGTTTTAAATTGCCAAATGTTTCTAGTGGCAATAAAGGATTTTTGGACAATGGATTTGCACCAGTAGTTGTAGAAAGGCAATTTCATTACGATGAAGATTTGCATAATTTGTGTCCAAATGATGTGAGCATACATGGATTTTTTCAAACAGAAAAATATTTTTCTCATATAACAGATAGTATAAGAGAAGATTTTACATTTTATGATGAAATTTTAGAACCATGTAAAGAGATGATTTCCACTTTGGATAAACCTATTTTCTTACATGTCCGTAGGGGAGATCCAAATCTTGTCGATGCTCGTGGATTTAAATGGTCTTATACTCAATGCTCTGAGCAACATCCTCCTCAACCATTAGAGTATTATGAGGAAGCATTGAAGAAATTTGATGATGATCAAACTGTAATTGTTGTTTCTGATTCACCAGAATGGGTTAAAGAACAAGAAATTTTTTCTGATGATAGGTTTTTAATTTCTGAACCAGAAGAAAAATATCCAGATGGATCATATACTCCTTATGTTGATCTTTGTTTAATGTCTTTATGTTCTGGTGCAATTATCGCAAATTCCTCATTGTCTTGGTGGGGTGCTTGGTTGCAAAATGGTAAAGGAACTGTCGTTGCACCAAAGATGTGGTTTGGACCTTCTTATGCCGATAAAGATACTAAAGATCTATATCTTGATTCATGGATTCAGTTGTAATTGTAGTTGATAATTTTTTAGATAATCCAGATCTAGTAAGATCATCTGCTATATCAATTAATTATCCAAAACAGGGAATTTTTCCAGGATTACGTAGTTTAAAAGCAGATTGTGATTATCGAAAAATGATAAAACAAAAATTTGAAGAGATAATGGGGAAGGAGATTTTCTTTCCTTATGATCAAGATAGTTTTTGTTTTCAACTTTGCTTTGAAGATACCGAAAGTTGGGTTCATAAAGACGAAACAGAATGGTCTGCAGTTTTGTATTTAACACCAAATGCTAATGTTGGATCTGGAACTGCAATATATACTCCAGTCAAAATTGATCCCGAAACTGATGAGGATTATTCTTTGAATTCTTTAATTGGTAATGTATACAATAGAATAGTATTTTTTAAGGGAAATAAAAATTTTCATAGAAGTTTTATTCCTGGATTTGGAAATTCACCCGAAAACGCTAGGTTGACACAAGTGTTCTTTTTTAATACATATGATAATGGAAAAAAACAAATCAGCATATAAACTTAAAAATATTGGACCCATATATTACTTGAACCTTGATGGTCAACCAGATAGAAAAGAGTATATGGAAGACCAATTTAAAGAATGGGAGATTGAAAACTATACTCGCATTTCTGCTTATGATGGCAGGGATGATGATTTGAGTGATATTATCTCTGGTCGTTATCCCGATATGATGACCTCAGGTGAAATTGGATGCACTACATCTCACTTAAAGGCAATTAAATTTTGGTATGAAAATTCTAATTCTCCATATGCAATAATTATGGAGGATGATGTAGACCTTCAGATTGTGAAAAATTGGGATTTTACTTGGATCGATTTTTATTCTAAGGTTCCTTATGATTATGATGTAATTCAGTTAGCAATTATTTGCACAGGAAATCTTCATGTCCAATTGCATAAAAGATTTGTTAATGATTTCTCCACTGCTTGCTATATGATTACTCGTCATCATGCAGAAAAATTAATTAAGCATCATATCAGAGGAGAAAAATATAAACTTGATAATGGTGTTAAACCTCGTGCAGTTGCAGATGATTTGATATACAATTCTGGAAATACTTTTTCTATTCCTATTTTTCTTTATAAAATTGCTCTTGGATCATCAATTCATCCAGAACATATTGATATTTTCCATCGGTCAAGTCATGATGGACTTCTTCAATTTTGGCAACAAAATGGATCAAATATAAAAATTGAAGATCTAATGAATTATGATCCATATCTTGGAAGAATAACCTCACCTGAAAAATCTTGACTTGATCCCAAAATAAGTGTTAAGATAAATACCGTGATACAACTGTGCCGCAACTATTTGCACGGTTAATCAATATGTCGTTTAGTACTAAAAACAAATTTATGAAACTCAAACAACTGATGCTTGCACCTGTTGCTCTGGGAATGGTTGCTCCTTCTGCAATTGCCGCAGAAATTAACATGAACGGAGTAAACCAATATGCATCCCAAGAACAGGTCACAAGTGTTACTCAATTTTCTGATGTGCAACCAACCGATTGGGCATATCAAGCACTGTCGCAACTGGTAGATCGTTATGGTTGCGTTGCTGGTTATCCTAACGGCACATTCCGTGGCGGTCGTGCAATGACTCGTTATGAAGCAGCAGCACTTCTAAATGCTTGCCTGGATCGTGTAACTGAAGTTACCGATGAACTTAAGAAGCTTCTGAATGAATTCGGTGCAGAACTTGCAGTTCTCAAGGGTCGTGTAGATGGTCTGGAAGCACAAGTTACTACACTTGAAGCACAACAGTTCTCCACCACCACTAAACTGCGTGGTGAAGCAAACTTTGTTCTTGGTGGTGTAGATGACTACCAAACCAAAGGTGGTGATGCAACTCGTACTGCATTCAACTATGATCTGCGTCTGAACCTGGATACTTCATTCACTGGCAACGATCTGCTTCGCACTCGTCTTCGTTCTTCTAACTTCAGTACTGATCCTTTCGGTTCCAGTTCTTCTCTGTTCAAACTGGATAAGGCAGACAATACCACTGGTGAGAATGGTAATAACGTAGTTATTGACCGTCTGTACTATCAGTTCCCTGCATTTAATAACACCACCACATTTACTGCTGGTGCTCTGGTTCGTAATACTGAAATCTCTTGGGTTCCTTCTGCTTATAGTTCCAAGATCCTTGACTTCTTCCAAGTCGGTGGTACTCCTGGTGTCTATAACAAGGCAGTTGGTTCAGGTTTCGGTGTTCAGTATGGCAACAAAGGTCTCGTTGCTGGTGTAAACTATGTTGCTCAAAATGGCAATGATAGTGCAACTGGTGAGTTTGACCGTTCTGGTGCTCTCAACACTCTGGCACAAATCGGTTATCGTGGTGACAACTATGGTATCGCATTCGGTTATCGTTATGGCACCGAAGGCACTCGTGTTCGTACCTTCAATGGTCTGAACGGTGCATCGGGTGCTCTGGTTCCTGGACAAACCTCTAATGGTTATGCTGTGAACGCATATTGGCAACCTACTCAATCTGGTTGGGTTCCCTCTATCTCTGCTGGTTATGGTTGGAATACTGTAAGTGGTACTGAAAGTGCTGCTACCAACAGTCAGTCCTGGATGGCAGGTCTTCAGTGGGAAGATGTGTTTGTTGATGGTAATACTGCTGGTTTTGCTATCGGTCAGGCACCTACTGGTGAAGATCTGGAGAAAGCAACTATGCTTGAGTTCTTCTACAAGTATCAAGTGTCTGATAACATCAGCATCACTCCTGCAATCTTCTATGCAAGTGATAACCAACGTCTAGTCAACAACTCCTCCAACTGGGGTGGTGTAATTCAGACAACATTCAAGTTCTGATAAGTCAGTAAATCTAAACAAAATCTTAAGGAGGGGTTGACACCCCTCTTTTTTTGCTATATAGTGTTGTTGTAAATCTTTACAAAAGATAATGACTGTAACAAAAAATGAGTTCGGGCAAATGAATATGTTTGCTAAAGAACCCACAATGTATATGACCAAAGAGGACATTGAACGTTATGGGTTTGAACCTTATGCTGAGAAGGCAGAAAAAATGAATGGTCGTTGGGCAATGATTGGTATTGTCGCAGGTGCTATTTCTTATGCTCTCACTGGAAATCTTTTCTTCGGTGTTATCTGATACTTGACTATGACTTCACTTTTGTTTACAATCACATCCGTTGCCTTCTTTGTTTTGTTGGCAGCATCCGTAGAAAAAATTTGTGAGACTTACTGATGACCGTTTTTAATATCACTCTTCAATCTCCCGATGGAACTGAAACCACAATCCAATGCCAAGACGATCAATATATTCTTGAAGCAGCAGAGGAAGCAGGTGTTGACCTTCCTTCTTCATGTAAAGCAGGTGCTTGTTCGGCTTGTGCAGGAAAACTCATCTCTGGCACCGTAGATAATGAGGAGCAATCCTTCCTTGATGATGACCAGATTGCGGAAGGTTGGGTTCTGACTTGTGTTGCATATCCAACAAGTGATTGTGTGATTCTTACTGAACAAGAGGAGAATCTGTGAGTGCTAATATGCTAGGGCAATTTAACCTTGCTCTTCAAGAGTTGGTTGATAGTGGTGCTTGGGACCGAGATGTAGAACTAGAAGTCAAGATTGCAGGCACCCTTAAAAACGATAAGTTTATCGTAATCAAACCAATTAAAGAACGAATGGTCTGCAACCCAGACCCAGAACTAAAACAAAAACACATTTATCAAGGAGAAAACAAATGAACGAACGTGCAGAACGTATTAATGGTTGGGCAGCAATGATTGGCATTGTTGCCGCAATTGGTAGTTATGCTGCCACTGGTCAAATTATTCCTGGTATTTGGTGATATGAAGTGTAAAGTGCAGTTGTATGTAGCAGGTAAGGTCTTCCACGAAATAGTAGAGGCAAGAGATTATCAGGATGCAAGGGAAACTGCACTTGCACGAAATCCAAATGCTAAAGTTGTTGGAGTTACCGCTGTTTTTGATTAATAATTATGTTTAATTTTTTTAAAAAAGAAGAAACGACTAGGGAGGTTCCTATGCGTAAAGAGAAATATATTATCCCTCAAGTAGAATTTGTATTCCGTGAGAACGGAGAATTTGTAAATCGCACATCTTCAGAACTTTTCGATGGGAAGCGTGTTGTCATTTTTAGCTTGCCTGGTGCTTTCACTCCTACTTGCAGTGCCTATCAGCTACCTGGATTCGAAGAGAAATATGACGACTTTATTGGTCTCGGCATCGACGCTATTTACTGCATCTCTGTTAATGATGGGTTTGTAATGAATGCTTGGGCACAGGACCAGAACATCAAGAATGTAAAACTTATCCCTGATGGTAATGCATATTTCACCCGTTCTATGGGATATCTCGTAACCAAATCTAATCTTGGTTTCGGTCAACGTTCTTGGCGTTATGCTGCTGTTATTGATAATGGAGTTATCGAAAAACTATTCGTTGAAGATGGTATGCGTGATAATGCAGATACTGATCCATACGAGAAGAGCACCCCAGAAAATCTTCTTGAGTATGTGAAGTCTACAGTTCGTGAAGCAGTTCCTGCATAACTATTAATGTAGTTTTTTATAGAACAATGTTCCACGAAATACTTTTTACTCTTACTGGGATTGGTTCCTTAGTTCTTATTTCCTACGCAATTAATAAAACAACTGAAGACTTGTGAGAATATAACTCTGCTGCTAAATAGACAGCAGAGTTTTTTTATTATGCCAAGAGGACAACTTACTAAGGATATTATAAGAATGGAAGTTCTTAAAATAAAAAATCAATTGGATAGAGATGAATTTAGTTGGGGTGGCAATCCTAAAGAAGTTGCTCACAGGTATCTGAATAAAGTATTAGATAAAATTGAAGAGTATTATAGATAAGTAAATTTGCAAAAGAATAATGAGAATAGATCTTCATAACTTTTTCAAACACTATGATGAAAAGAATCCAAAGCACGTTGCTGCTGTAGAGCAACTTGAGGTTGATTTGGCAGCTAAATTCCCAGAGTTGATGGATGACTCGGCAAACTGGGTGAAAATTTATAGAACAAAAGCAGAACAAACAGTTCCTGGAGTTCTTAACGTTCCTTATTTTCCACAAACAGATAATTACAGAGATGCTCAGAGAACCTGTAATTCATCTGCATGTGCTATGTGTTTAGAGTATTTCAAACCTGGCACTCTAGTAGGACCTAAAGGAGATGACGCCTACATTAGAAAAGTTTTTGCAATCGGTGATACGACTGATCACGCCGTACAGACAAAAGTTTTATCGTCTTATGGTGTTAATTCACGATTTAGTTACAATCTTTCTTTTGCTGATCTTGATAGGGAGCTTGCCGCTGGCAGACCTGTCATTATTGGTATTCTTCACAGGGGTTCTTTATCTTCACCTACTGGTGGGCACATGGTTGTAGTGATTGGAAAGAAAGGTGAAGATTATGTTGTCAATGACCCATATGGATCATTGAATGATGGTTATACTGGGTCAGTCTATAATGGAAAAGGTGCAGTTTATAAGAGAAGTGAACTTGCTCGTAGATGGACTGCTGATGGTCCAAAATCAGGATGGGGTAGAATATTCTCATGAGTATTAAATTTATTGATGCAGTAAAAAATCATAAGGATCTTCCACACCAAATTGATGCTTGGAATTTTCTTCAAGCAACAGTGCATAAAGAGATTCTAGATGAGTTTGCTAGAAGGTATAGAAATCAAAAGATAGAACCAACTCTTGAAGGTCTCCCACTTCCAGGAGTAGATTTAATCAAGGAGTTTGAAGGATGTCATCTAAAGGCATATTATGATCCTTTGACTGGAGGACTTCCTATCACAATTGGTTGGGGGAGCACTCGTAGAAAAGATGGAACTCGTTTTATGATCGGTAATAAGATCACTCAAGAAGAAGCGGATGATCTTTTATACTTTCAACTTCGTCGTGAGTTTCTTCCATCATTACAAAAAATCCCATATTGGAATGAGATGAATGAAAATCAACAAGGAGCTCTTTTATCTTTTGCTTATAATCTTGGTGCTGGTTTCTACGGGTCTTCCAATTTTAATACCATAACCAGGGTTCTTCGTGAAAAGAAATGGAATGAAGTCCCAGCAGTATTAGAACTTTATCGCAATCCTGGTAGTAAAGTAGAAGCAGGATTGCTGAGAAGAAGAAAAGCAGAAGGTAAACTTTGGGTTTCTTAATCGTCTAATTTAGTTCGTAAAGCAATCACTGTAGTAAGAATAGTCAATAAAGTTTCATACCCTCTTCTTTGAGATTCATTACAATCTGAAGGAGGAGGGTTTTTTAGTCCACCTAGAAGATTTGCGTATGTAATTGTTCCTGGAATCATAAAGTTGCAGGCAACAAAATTCATTCCTACAAACCCAATTACAGAACAGCAAATAATAAAGATTAGTTTATTCAGAATAGAACCACGCTTTTTTCCTACCTCTTTTTGCGGGTCTTCTGATGAATCTGATGATTTCTGGGAATTGTCTTTTTGGGGGAATTCTTCTGGCATTTAGAAATACTCCGTCATTAGTAATTAATCTTATAACAAGTAATCCAATGAGAAGAATCTTTTTCATTGTGGATAGGGTTTTGCGTATCCTTCTTTTATCATATGGGTATTTATTGGAATATCATCTTCTCCAAGATATATCCATCCGAGAATTCGGCCATACTTATCATCTTTTTCTGTCCTAATAAGCATAGTTTTTTCAGTAGTTAGTTTTTCCTCTAACCATCTTTTTGACTCCAAACCATTAATCTTTTCTTCGAGATTTTTTGTTCTTGTTTCTGGAGCATCTATTCCAGCAAGACGAATTCTTTGGGAAATTATAACATTAAATCCCAAATCAATTTCAACATCAAGAGTATCACCATCAATTATTTTTGCTATTTTCTTGATTTTGTACTCGTACATGTTTTCTGTTTTTATTTTATATAATAATAGTATGTATAATATGCAACATATTATGAGATACTTGAATTTAAATTTATAAATTTGCAAAAAAAATCAGCACCTAGGTGCTGATTTTAAATTTTAAGACAACATTAAGCAGATTGTGCTTCTTCGATTTGCACTTCTGCTGGAATGAATTTTTTTCCTTTTTTTAAAAGATTTGCTGCTTCTTCATCATGGATTGCATTTTTTTGCGCCCAAGTCAAATCAAAATCAGAAACAGATTGATTTTTAGAAACTTTAGTGCAAATTGCTAGCAATCTTTTTCTTGTTCCCTCGTTTAACATGTTTACACCTGGTATATTTACTTTATATATTTATTTATTAAGATTTTTTTTCTTCTTTATGTATCCAAGTCTTTAGTTCTGTTAGGTAATTTCTCAATAAATCTGCTTTTTCTAGATGCCATTTATCACCACTCTTGAAATATTCTTGAGTGTGATTGTCTATTGCTTTTAGGGTGTTGTGGATTGGTGCATTCCAAGGTTCCCTAATAGGAGTATTCCATTCCCGAGGCATATACGGGGAAAAGCAGTTTTAAGTATTTATGTGCTAAAATATATAAAATAATACATTTGAAAATAAATGCGTGAAATGAAAAAATTGCTTTATAATTTTTATACTACAGATAGATGCTCCTTTAACGTTTCTGATGGTGGAGGACCTTTTGGGTTTGATATACACCATGCACTGGAGATTGATTATTTAATAAAAAAATATCAAATTGAAAAGATAGTAGAAACAGGAACGAATATGGCAGATACCACGGAGTATCTTGCAAAAAATTATCCAAAGATAAAAATAGTTTCATCAGAAACAAATAGAGATTTTTTTAATTTTTCCAAAAAAAGATTAATATCATACTCTAATGTTTTTTTATTAAATCAAAGTTCTGAGAAAGTTGTATCTTTAGAAAGTAAAGAAGAGGTGAATACATTATATTATCTTGACGCACATTGGGAACAATATTGGCCACTTAAAGATGAAATTGAAAATATTTCTTCGGGAGTTGTTTGTGTTGGGGATTTTAATATAAATCACTATTCTTATGGATTTGATTATTATAATAATACAATTTGTGATGAAAGTCTTATAAGAAGCACTGGATTTTCTGGAAAAATTTATACAAATAATCCTTATAATTTAAACTACCCATTCCCATTATTACAAAAAGAAAGATTGGGTGGGAGGGCTTATTTTTGTAAAAATGTTGAAAAAGATTTTATGCAAGATAGTCAATATTTTAGATTGCATAATTGACCCCAAAAATTCTGGCTTGACAGAAGGTTTTGGTCATGCTACTATAAATAGGTAAACAAATGTTAAGAATCTCTCATAAATCTTAACATTGTTAACACCCCGAAAACCGAGACCTCTAGGGTGTATAAATTACGTCTCTCATATCCCCGCTGAGGGTGCGGGGAGCATAGTACCTCCACCATTTCCCTGATGGACTTACTAACTTTTTAAACAAATGACTGCTACAATTTCACGTCAACAACAATCGAATACTTGGGAACAGTTCTGCAACTGGGTTACTTCAACCGATAATCGTCTTTATGTCGGTTGGTTTGGAGTCCTGATGATTCCTTGCCTGCTTGCCGCTACTATCTGTTTCATCGTTGCTTTTATCGCTGCTCCTCCTGTGGACATCGATGGTATCCGTGAACCCGTTGCTGGTTCACTCATGTACGGAAACAACATCATCTCAGGTGCTGTTATTCCTTCGTCCAACGCAATTGGACTGCACTTTTACCCTATTTGGGAAGCTGCTTCCCTAGATGAGTGGCTATATAATGGTGGACCTTTCCAACTGGTCGTCTTCCACTTTCTGATTGGTATCTATGCCTACATGGGTCGTGAATGGGAACTTTCTTACCGACTTGGTATGCGTCCTTGGATTTGTGTTGCCTACTCTGCACCCGTTGCTGCTGCTAGCGCAGTGTTTCTGGTCTATCCCTTCGGTCAAGGATCCTTCTCTGATGCGATGCCTCTCGGGATTTCGGGAACTTTCAACTACATGCTTGTTTTCCAGGCAGAACACAACATTCTTATGCATCCCT